AAGAACTTAAAGACCTTATCAAATACCTATCTAGTTATATAGAGTTTAGTAAGGTAGTAAAGCAAGTTGGCATACCACTCAACAGGAAACAATTAGCAATAATAATAGAGCTTTTATCAGAGGAATTAGGAGCAAGAATGGAGGATAAAGAGTGATTGTATTATAAAACATAAAAAATGGTATTAAACAACAATCACTTGGTATGTATTAAAAAATAGGGATTTTTTACAATTTTAGTGTGTAGGAATCCCTTTTCAAAAAAGCAATTTTAGTTCATAAATCCATAACCGTATCCTACATAATGAGCGAAGGGAAAGACTTACACATCGTAGGTCTTTTCTTTTATTACAGGGGAAAGGGAAAAGACTATAAAAAAACAAGAGAGTACATTCTATGGCAAGAAAAGAGATCGATAAGGCAAAGTTCGAGGAACTTCTTAATGCAGGACATTCAAAGGTGGAGATAAGAAGCTATTTTAATGTTAGTGATAAAACTCTATCTGTTTGGGTATATAGCACTTATCAAAAGAAGTTTTCAGAACTATCTACACTTAAAGCAGGTAGACCTAAAGTCTCTATCGATAAATCACTATTTGAACAACTATGTATGAGCCAATGCAACATAGAGGAAATATGCAGACATCTAAAGGTTGATGACAAGACTCTTAATAGATGGGTTGTGGATACTTACGATTATGACAATTCATCAACAGCTCAACACGCATACGCATTGGTTGGAAAGGGTGCAATCAAATTGGCTCAATTCAAGATGGCACAACAAAGTCCAGAGTTCAGTAAATGGTGGGGGAAACAATATCTAGGACAAAAGGATGTTGTAGAACAGGAAATCAAAGCTGTTGTCAACGATACACATTCGCAGATCATCGACAAGTTGAGTACAAGAGTTGACTTAAAAGATGGAGATGAGGATGAGAAATGAGTTCTCCAGAGATAACAGACAAGATGTTGGATGCAATCTCCATAGGGTTGAATCCAAAGTGTACAGTACATATACACGAAGGAACTGTAAGAAGTAGCAAGACAACTGTTGCAATTATCGAGTTCTTTGAAGCAGTTCAAAAGAGTGATGAGATTTTACATCTTATCGCAGCAGCAGATTTAGATGCAATAAGAGAGAACATACTCAATGTTAAGTTCGGTTTATTGGATCAATTCGGTAGCTGGTGTTCATTGAGAAAAGACAATATAGGTGGTTATTACCTGGTAATACGATGCGATTATCCAAATAAACCTGCATATAAGAAAGTCTTACTTGCAAACTATTCAGATGCTAGTAAGTGGGAAAAGATATTAGGTAAGACTTTTTGTGTAAGCCGTATAGATGAGGTCAACACAGCAGATGAACAATTCGTGGATGAATGTTTCGCAAGACAGGTGAGTTGTGATGAGCCATTACAAATATGGACACTCAACGGAGACACTCCAGATCTGTGGGTTTATACGAAATACATAAACCACGCAAGAATCTATGGAAAAGCACCGATGTCTATTCGTAGAGATATGGACAGAGTGCCAAAGGTTAATGGTTGGTGGTATCAACATTGGACAATGGAGGACAATCCAATCATGACACCAGAAAAGATAGAGAGAGCCAAGAGCATTTATCCTGTGGGGAGTTATTACTACACAATCAAGATACTTGGAGAAAGGGGTAGTGCTGGAGAAAAGATCTATCAAGCATACATAGATGATGAGCTCATCAAACCACTTAAAACAGAACAATACACATACTTCGGTATTGGTGTTGATATAGGAGCAACAAGAGCTTGTAACTCATTCACATTGATAGGGTTAACAATGGACTATAGCAAGATAGGGGTTATAGACAAAGCAACCTTCGAACAATGTGGATACCAAGAAAAGACTAGAAGGTTGAAGGAGTTTGTCTACAGGTGGATGCAAAGAGGAGTAGTTCCAGATTACATCGCAGTAGATAGTGCCGAACAAAACTACATAGCAGACCTTAAAGCAGACTTTAGGAGAGAAGGGTTGCCACAGGTTATACCGAGTTACAAAGCAACAATAAAGCAAAGAATCGATATGAACATTGTTTTATTGGCAAAGCACAAGATTGAGTTCAACGATACACAGGAAGGTAGAGAGGTATTCAGAGCTTTTCAATCTGCTAAATGGGAGGATGGCAAAACAGGTCAAGTTCGTGAGGATAAAAACGAAAGGATCAACGATATATTAGACAGCTTGGAATATGCCGAAACAAGACACATGAAAAAGATTCTAGCTGCTAGTGGAGTGGAAATAGAATGAGGTCATTAAGAGAATATTTAACAGATAAAAGATTAACCAGATTAGAGGGAGATTTAAGAATGCTTAACAATAGGTTGCAATTCAATCCATTAAAATTAAGTGCAAAGATAGAGGAGGAGACTATCACAGAATTTAGTGATAAAATCGCAGAGTATAAAGTATGGTCTAGTGGCGATGCAGTAAAGCTCAAAGAGTTCTACGATAGATATGGCAGTTATGACTCATTACATTACTTCTGGAGAAATGCTCCAACTACATCCTTAAAAAGACACACAGGTATTCCTTCTTTGATAGCTCAAAAGATGGGATACATTCTTTTTGGTAATGGCATCGACATTGATGTTCTTGCATACGATGAAGCAGGAGCAAAGAGTGATGATGTAACAGCATATATCAGAGAGGAAGTATTAACACTCTATTCCAAGTTAGATATGGAACAAAAACTCCAAGATGGTGCAGCTATTGAGAGTTGGGGTGGCGAAGTATTCTACAAGTTATCCGTAGACAACACATTATCTGACTATCCAATACTTGAAGTTGCCGACATTACAAGAGGCAGAGTTTACAAAGACAGGGGAATAATTAGAGAGATAAGATTCCCTACATATCACAAAATAAAAGATACAAACTATAGATTAGATGAAGTTTACAGCACCACCGAAAACGGAGATGCTTGTATTTATTATAAGTTATACAAACTCAAAGTGGTTGACAATAAAGAGGAGGAAGTACCTCTTACAACAATTCCACAAACTGCACACATTGATCCAGAAGTAAAAGTATTTGAAGGCATCAAAGGATTACTCGCATTTGCAAAACCAAACAAGAAGTCCTTAATGTTTGCAGATAGCGACTATGGTGCGAGTGATTATGAAGGTGCAATAGATTCATTCGATGCACTAGATGAAGCATACTCAACCATATTCAGAGAGTTAAGAACAAATAGAACAGTAAGATACATTCCAAAGGATATGATACCAAAGTCTCCAGATGGAAGGTTTATCCTTAATGACAACTTTACAGATGCCTATGTCGAAGTAGAGAGCGACATAGATCAAAACTCCAAGAGTGAAATCACATACTCAATTATTCCAGACAAAACCGAGTCTCACAAACAAAAGTTTTTAACAGCTTTAACAACTGCCTTAAACAAAGCAGGACTATCTCCTTATGCGATTGGCATAACAGGACTAGAAAGTGTCAATGCTTCGGCAGAGAGCCAACAGGAGCGTAATAAGGTTACTTTAGAGACAAGAAAGTCAAAGATAGAAGTATGGAAACCATTTATTGAGGAAATCTTAATCAAAATCTTACAACTCAACGATTGGATGGTAAGAAACAATCTAGTAGATCAACCATATAAAGACAACCAAATCAAGTGGGAAAACATCGACATCCAAGTATCCTTTGGAGATTACATTGTTGAAACCGAAACAAGTGTTATAGCAAATGTTTCTAACCAAATCGCAGCTGGAGTTATAAGCACAGAGACAGCTCTTAAGGCACTCCATCCAGATTGGAATGACCAACAAATCTTGGAGGAAGTTAATCGTATTAGATACGAGAGAGGAATGGCATTAGACACACCAGATAGTCTACCAGACCTTACAGGCACAATAGAGGATGAACAACAATAACATAGATAGACTTGCAAATATGGTTAATGCTCCTGCCGACAATGTGGCTATGGAAGCAATCGTAAGAGTTCAAACTGCGACAACGCAAGTCAAACAAATAATAACACAAGCAGTTATGGAGAATTGGGAGGATGCACTTCTAACCAAGAGACTTAATGAATGTATCGCCAGAAACTGCACGAACATTAAAAACTTAATAGTAAGAGAACAAACACGCAAGAGTCTAGTAACAAGTGCGAGAAAGTGGTACTACGAGCTAAAGGCAAGTATGACTATTCTAAATACCAACCTAGCAAATGCAGGAGTAAAAGTGCCACCAACAAATGCACAAACACTTTCGTATGTAAGGGAGTATCTGAATAGTGGATCAATGGTAGGTAGACCAATAATCGAGAACTACCAAAGGCAAGTAAAGATAGCTCTCAAAGCACTTGCAACAGATCCACCGATGTATGCACAAAGAGCTGTGGATGGAAGGATAAAGCAAACTGTGTTAAGGAATGCAGCCGAAATGACAGTTAGATACGAAGCCAACATCCAAGATGTGAAAAACCTATCAGAGAAAGGAGTCAAGTTAGTATGGACAAGTTCACATCCAAACTGCTCTCCAAGATGCAAAGACTATCAGGGTAAGTTGTGGAGTTTAGATGGAAGTTCTGGAGTAATAAATGGAATAAGGTATAGACCACTACAGGAAGCACTAAACGGAAAGAACGGAGATGGTAATGGCATCATCAATGGATACAACTGCAGACATAGACTCATAGAATACACAACAGGTAGTAGACCACCAAGAGACTATACAGCAGCCGAGATACGCAAAGAGTATGCAGTAGATAAAAGGCAAAGGTCATACGAGAACAATATCAGACACTTAAAGACAGAGGAGATGGAGTTAAGACAAGCAGGAGATATTGAAGCTGCAAAGAAGTTGAGAAAGAAGTGGCAAAAGTTAACAAATGACTACAAAGTCTATTCACTCAAACAGGGGAGAGCATATTATCCGTACAGGTGTGTGATAGACAGGGATATAGAAAAAGGTGTTATAGATCAAGTTGATCCTAACACTCCAGATAAATAGATTCGTAGAGTTCAACGATAGAACAACCAAAGTAATAAGACCAATTCGAGTTCGTAACTCGTAAAAAGAACGAAAGGAGATAAAGACAATGGCAGAATTAAAGGATTTTTTAAGTGATGAGCAACTAAAGGCATTAGAGGACAACGGATTCGTAGTTAGTGCTAAAGAGGATCATATACCAAAGAGTAGGTTTGATGAAATCAATACACGAATGAAAGAAGCCGAAAGCAAGAATGCAGAGTATGTAAAAGAGCTAGAGAATCTAAACAGTAGCAAAGGGGATGTAGATGCTCTAAAGAAACAAATTGATGATATGAGCACCAAAGCTAAAGCAGATCAAGAGTCTTACGAAAGTAGAATCCAAGAGATTACAAGAAAGAACTTAATTGATACAGCTTTGATTAAAGCAGGTGCAAAGAACAATAGCACAATATGGGCAACTGCAGATCTATCAAAAGTAGCACTTACGGATGGCAAGTTAGATGGCATCGATGATGTAATCAAATCAAGTAAAGAACAATATCCGTATTTGTGGGAGAGTGAGGAAAAACAAGTCTTTAAGGCAGGAGCACCTGTAGGCAAGACTCCTCCACCAGATGAAATGTTAGAACTCACTAAATTGAAATAAAAGAAAATTAGTAGAGGAAAAATAATATGGCAAACACAATTTCATTAGCAGTTAAGTACATTAAGACTCCAGAAGCATTAGAGAAAGTCTTAAACAAAGACCTCAAGACATTAGACTTGAGAAAACCATGCATCGTAGTAGATGCATCAACAGTTAAGTATCAACACATCGAGTTCAGTTCAGCAACTCCAAGCACATATTCCAGAGATTCAGGTTACACAAACAACGCATTAACAATCTCTTGGAACACAATTACCTTAACACAAGATGTTGGTAACTCTTTATACATTGACAAAATGGATGATGAGGAAGCAGCAGGATATGACATTATCAGAGTAGCAAACAACTACATTGGTAGAGTTCAAAATCCATTTGTAGATACATACACACTTAAGACAATCGCAAGTGCAGCAGGTATCAAATCAGACATCTCTGTTGGCAAAGGCAATATCGTAGATGTTATCACAAATGCAAGAGCAGCTATTAAGAATCAAGGTTACAATAGCAACAACTTCATTTTATACATCGACTACAACAAGTTTGAAATGCTCAAACAAGCAGCTATGACTCAAGGCAGATGGTCATTAGGTAGCTGGAACGGAAGCGAAAACGAAATCGATTTATTCGATGGTATCAAAGTTGTTGGTGTTCCATCATCTTACTTCGACCAAGCAAATGCAAAGACATACGCAATTCTTATGATCCAAGAAGCAGCAGCTCAAATGGTCAAGTATCAAGAAGGCGAGTTCTTTGATAAGATTCCTGGATTTGGTGGCAGAAAACAAGAAGTTGACATCGGTTTATACTTCGATGCAATCGTTTACTCTGAATTATCAAGTGGTATCGTAAACTTGATTTATTCATCTGCTTCAAATGCAACAACAACACCTGTAGAAGTAACAGGTACAGTTACAACAACATCAGCATAATAGGTGCTAACAAAAGAGGGATGGGAGAAATCCTCTCCCTCTTACATCCTTATAAAAGTATGAGTGAGTGCAAATCTCACAATAGGGAGAAACGAAATGATAACAGTAGATCAAACATTCATAAATGATTTTGTAACAGCATACAACAACAAGTTTGACACGAACATAGAGAATCAACTAGCTCTATTACCTAGACCAATGTCCGTAAATGCCTTTGTAACGAGAGTTAGCAACTATGTCGATATGTATGTCAAAGAGCATTGTCCTAACTATGTAGAGGACTTGGCAGTACAAGCTCAAAAGGATGCAGTTTACAATGCAAAACTAGAACAAGCATATTACATTCTCTGGAACGAGGATTTAACCATAGTAAATGGCATAGACTTCACAAAGGGAACAGCAGTATCACAGGAAGTATTGCAAAGAGCAGAGATGTCAAGAATGGCAAAGATGTATTTAGAGGATGGTGGACTTATGTATCGTGGCATCAACGGACAGGGTGGTGTCTGGTATGGTAACGATTATTGGAGATCTATGCACAGATGAACAGATATAAGTTAGGTTGGTGGAGCACATCCGTAACAACGGATAACGAGACAGGAATATCCTCTACATATAGGATTCCTTTTAGATATGAGGAAGTATATGGCACACAATCTGGTGGTTATATTGGAAGTGGCATAGACCAAAGATCAAACGCAATAACCATTATCACAGATACGAGACTAGAAAAGGCAATCGATGGACTAGGACTTGTAGAAATCTCCAAAGATGATGGTGTGGAACTAGAGGATGGAAAAGTCAGACTTGTAACGAGAGTAGACAAAACACCAAATGGTAGAGGTGGATACTCTTGGACTAGAACAATTTACTTGGATTGATATGGATAAGGTACAGGAGATTCTAAAGGTTTTATCTGAAACGATACGAGCACAATGTCCGTATGATACAGGAGCATTAAGTCAAAGTATAGACACATACTACAATGGCAATACTGCTCAAGTAGTAATAGGAAACGACCTAGTGGACTATGCAAGAATAACCAACGAGACATGGAATAGAGGAAACAATCCTAATGAAGGTTGGGTACAAAGAGCAATAGAGAGTTGTGTTCCTGTAATACAAGCAATATTAAGTGGAGATGCAACTCAAGATGAAATAGACAAATATGTAGGCATCCAAAAGGGAGCATACAGATTAAGACAACAAATGAAGGCAACGAGCTTGGAGAGTGAATAATGAGATTTGAGGAATTATTTAAGCAACAAATAGTAGAGTGGTTATCTACACAATTACAAACCACCACAAATGAAGGTGGAGTAACTGTTGTGTATGATCCAAGCATTCTCAACAATACGGAAACATTAACAAATCCATTATATGTAGACAAGTTAGCTTATGGTGTATGTGTAAGAAACAATACGATAGTAAGAAGCAACTTGGCAGATATAGACTTCAATACTATTACCTTTACAGTTGAATCCGTAATGGAGGAAAACCAAACTCAAAAGTTTTTAGATGCAACTGAAGCTATTGCAAAGGCACAAGATAGTGTCCTTAATAGTTTTACAGAGACAGATACATCCACAACACCTTCTACGAACATTATAACGCAATATAAGTGTGCTTTCGGTGTTGCTTATGTTAGTAGACCAAGATACACCTTACACACCACTAAAGGCAGTATAAAGGCAAACACAGTAACTTGGGTTATAACAGTTCAATATAGTGTTTCATCTATATTCTTAACCAAAGACACATTCACGATAACTGTAAATAGTACAGATTACACACTAGACAACATTTTAGAGTATTCATTAACAGGACAATTAACAGCAAGAGATGTGCAACAAGTAGAGACAGATAGAATTACATCTCTCGCATTAAACTATCTCAATACTTACTCATTCACGATAAGAAAGACAACTGCAACCACAGGAATAAACAATGTATTAGCAAGTGGTTGTAGAGATGCAAGTACATTTACATTAACCAAACTTCAGATAGGAACAGCTACGGCAGTAGATGTTAAGAAGTTCCAACTTACAGAGATCTGGAGAGACAATGTAGGTGCATATCAACTCATCATATATAGATAAGAGGTGTCGGTATGGCAGATGGCAAGATAGTAGTTGAAGTTAATCTCAATGTAAAAGAATCTGGTGGAAAAGACAACCTAGATTTAGACAACAATTTAGGTCAAACATCAGAGAATGATATAAGTGCCAAAACATTATCTAAAGATGCTCATAGTGCCACATCCAAGATGGTTGCAACTTATGTAGGCACACAAGCTCTTAAGTGGGCAACAAGCAACTACGGAAACCTTACAGGAGACTATATCACACAAAACAATATAAACGAAGGCATAGCCATAGCAGGAATGGGAGTAGCAATTATGCAATCTCCAATAATGGGTGGTGTTGCAGCTGGAGTTGCTCTAACAGTTAAGGGAGTAGAAAGAATGTTAGAGATTAGAGAACAAGAGCAAAGAGCACAATCCATAAGAGAAAGAGTAGGAACAATCATATCTACAGGAGGAAGGGATTTATGAGCATTAGCTTAACCTTAACAAATCTCACTACCAATACTTCAAGCACAATTACATCCATAATAGATGGAGATACTTATTCTTGGAGAATTGATGACTCTTTAGATAGTGGTGTTCTTATGTATATAGATAATAACCTAACACCTGTAGAGCCATTCACACTTGCAACAATAACATTTGACAATGGATCAAGTGAAAAGATGTGGGTTGCAGAGGATAGTGTACAAATGGTTTCAAAGATAGGAAACAATAAGAGTTATCAACACACATTAAAGTTAATCGAATTAACCAAGATTTTAGAAAAGATAGTTGTAACAGGTTTGTGTATGACTCCAACAGATAAGGAGTTTGATACACCTATGTATAACAACCTTCAAGCACAATTTACAAAGTGTTTAGAAAAGATAAATATCCAATCTGGAAATGTAAGACTAGAGACAATAAACAACTTTGATTCTAGTTATTTAATGTATAGATCAGATGTAGAAACATTCATATTTAACAATAGCACAGCAAGAGAGATATTGGATGAGATATGTTCTGCAGTAGATAGTAGAGTTGTAGTAGATGATGTAGTTCTCAACTATACACCAACAATGCTTGTTGTAAAAGTTAACTATATGAGAATGACACCAACAACTGAAGTGGTACTTGGAGAGGATACACACCACACCTTAATAAGTGAGAGTGCATCCAACTCGGTAGAAAGTTATGCAGGAGAAGTTGTTAGTTATGTAGAGAGTGCATTAAACGGAAACGAAATAAGACTCCAAGACACATTCAAAGCTAATGATGCAATAGCAACATCTAACAATAGAGTTATGTCTTTGCCTTATGCAATCCAATATCCAACCAAGTTTTATCTCAAATCAGTTGGTGAATATAAAATGAGAATCAACTATGAAGTTACAACATCAACAGGAACTACAGTTTATAATAAAGATATTGATTTATCTAACAAGTGGTTTGATGCTTTAGATTACTTTGTGGACTACGAGTATTGGCAAACCTTATCTTTAACGGATCAACAAAAAACACTTTACTATCAAAGAGGACAAGCAGAGGTAGATGTATCCAGAACATATAAGGCATTGATTGTAACGAGAAGTGTAATATCAAATCTATTTGTTCAACTTACAAATAAAGAGTTTAATGATAACTACGATTATTATAAACAACTTATCTATGATACTGAATATATATATGGAACAGTTGATAATTTAACCATAAACCAATATACAGTTCCACAAAGTTTAGATGATCTCGTTTATGATATTGCTTATGTTGGCGAAATAGAAGGACTTGCAACATCCGTAAAACAAGCAGATAGAACATTCTTTGAAAGAAACCTTATGGTTGTAGATGGACAAAGAGCAAATGTTATTGACATTGAAAGATACGGACAAAACCTCAAAGGCAAGATAAATAGATTAGGCAACAACCTAGTTTATATAGATTGTAATGTGGATAGTTATTCAAACATACTACCACTTATGACAAAGTTAACAGACTATGATAACGGAGTTATTTATCAAGTAGATATATCAAGACATACGGATTCAGAGACTTGGTATGAAGTAAGATATTACATCGCAAAAGATTTTAATAACCTCAATGAAAGAATTGCATTAAGAAAGGAAAAGAGAATCTATGCAATACCAACAAAAGGTTATCAAGTAATCCTTCCAGATAGAGATACAGTTGTAATAGATAACTATCAAGCAGATCATAATTCTATTAGTTTAGGAGCAACGAGTTCAGACCAAAGAGCAACAACTTGTTGGGGTATTATGCAAGCTGCTATGGGTGGCACAGGAATTGTCTCAAATGCCTTTGTAAAGGTCGACATAGATCCAGATGCAGGATTAGACTATCAAAACTTTGTATTGCCTGTTACGGGATATGGAAGTGGCAACACTATCAACTTTGTATGCAAGTTCTATGACAATGCAAGTGCAGGTTTATCCATCGACACATCAAGTTATGGTGGCATAAATTGGTTAGGTGGAAAGAAGGTATGTTATAACAAATATACCAACGATTATGGATACACCGAGAATCCAACAGTTGATTGGGGATACTTCCCTAATGAAAGAACAACACAGGGAGTTAAGGCACAACCTAAACTCTTGTTATCTGGAACAGGTGCAGAGACAACAGGCACATACTTCAAGAGTGATTATACAGGATTCAAAAAAGATCCAAGTGAAGCACTTTGCTTCCAAAAGATTATAAGAATAGAGACAGCAAAACCATCCATTATAATTGGAAGGTTTGTAGATTATAACAGCTTATACCAAGACTTTAGCAATAAGAACATATACATATACTATCAAACAACAGATAGAGATCCATACAAACTCGGAGACAAGAAAGTTAGATACAACACTCTAAACGGAGACACAAGAGTAAGTCTTTTAGGAGCTATGGGTGTAGAAGGTCAATACTATATCTCACTTGTTAAGAACAACCTAAACAATGTGGATAAGTACAACATAGCAATAGGAGATGAGGATGGAAATATGTTTATAGCAAGTAATGGATTATGTTCTGGTAGCACATTATTTACATTCTATAAAAAGGAGAGCATAGGATGAGAGTTTATATAGACAGATATGGCAACATAGTAAAAGTATTAGACAATGTATTCGTGGCTAATTCAACAACTTACAACAATACAATGACTTGGTACTTTGTCAATGATGATGGCGAAGTGTACGAGAATACTGAAGTAAGTTATTGTTCTATGTCTTGCAAGAGATCAGATGGACACTTAATTAGCAGAATAAATTGTCCATTAGAAACAACCGATGAAGGAAAAGGATACAAGTACACTTGCACTCAATATGATGGAGTCTTGCTTGTTGCAGGAGCACTTGAAATCTCTGCACAATTTGTTAAGGCAACTATTGAGGATGATGAGATAACAGATAGAGAAGTTTTATGCACAACAGTTGTAGAAGGTCATGTACAAAAGAACTTCGGCATAGCAGATGAGGAATATTTCAACGATGTATTAGAACAAGCTATGTTAGATAGAGATACCTTACAGGCATTGATTACTGCATTAACCGAGAATGTTGATGATATTGCCGAATCTCAAGCAGAGGATTATACACCAACAAGTGATTTAGCTGCTGTTGCTTTAAGTGGATCATATAACGATTTAACTAATAAACCAACAATACCAACTGTTAACAATGCAACACTTAAGATACAAAAGAACGGAACGGATGTGGCAAGTTTTGGAGCAAACGCAAGTTCTAATGTAACTGCAAATATAACAGTTCCAACAACAGCAAGTGATGTAGGAGCTTTGCCAAGCACAACCAAGTATGCAAAGTCCTTCGATTTATCTATAAACAACTCAACTTATGTAATGACTCTCAAATTAAAGGATCAAGATGGAACTACACTTACGACAAACACAATAGACTTGCCATTAGAGACAATGGTAGTAAGTGGTAGTTATTCCAATAGCACAAAGAAGGTAACACTCACACTACAGGGTGGAAGCACAGTAGAGTTCAGTATTGCAGACTTAATAAGTGGACTCCAAAACGAGATAACATCTAGCAACAAGTTAAGTGCCGATTTAGTAACCGATTCAAATACAACAAATAAGTTTGTAACTGCAAGTGATAAGACAACTTGGAATGCAAAGCAAGATGCTATTACAGCAGGAACAGGATTAAGCAAGAGTGGTGCAACCTTAAACCATAGCAACTCCGTAACTGCTGCAACTAAAGGAAGTGCAACAGCAGTACCACAAATCACATACGATGCACAGGGACATATTACAAGTGTAACCGAAAAGACAGTATATCCACCAACAACAGCAGGAACATCCAACCAATATTGGAGATCTGATGGAAGTGGTGCAGGAACTTGGACAACACCTTCTTCATCTCCAACAAGTGGAAGCAACACATTGATAAGTTCTGGTGCAGTTTATACAGCATTATCTAGTTATCTAACAAGCACAAGTGCAGCAAGTACATATCAAACCAAGATAGATTCAAGCAATAAATTAAGTGCAGACAATGTGGATGACACAAGCACAACAAATAAGTTTGTAACTGCTTCAGATCTTACTGCAATAGGTTTAATTGGAGATAGCAATACAAGTGGAACAATTATCTATAGATTAGATGCAATAGAAAGTGATATAGCAAGTGCTAGTGCAATCTTGGATAACCTATAAGAAGGAGGAAAACAAATGAGCTTAACAAGTTCTTTACAAAGAATAGTCCAAGCAAAAGCAGACATTAAGAGTGCCATTGAAGCTAAAGGTGTAACAGTTGGCGATAATGTTTCTATTGCAGATTATGATGACTATATAGCTGCCATATCTGGTGGAGGTGGTGGAGCAACTCAAACCAAGACAGTTGCATTAAATATGGCAAATGGAGACCAAGTTATAACTCCAGATACAGGTTATGTTTTATCTCAAGTAACAGTAGAAAAACCTGCAACTTTAATACCTGCGAACATTGTAAATGGAGTAACCATTGGTGGAGTAACAGGTACTGCATCTAGTGGTGGTGGAAGCCAAGATTATGATGACTTAAAAGGAATCGTAAATGGAACAATTACATCTTTTACAATGCCAAGTGGAATGACAAACATTTTTCAATATAGGTTTTATCAAATGACATCTATAACAAGTGCAGATTTATCTGGGTGTCAAATAGTTGGATATAATGCTTTTTATGGTGCTTCTAATTTAGCAACAGTATCCAATACAAACAGTATTGCAACAGTTGGAGGATCTGCTTTTGGTTCGACTAAAATTACAAATATAGATATCTCTAATGCTAGTACCATAGGTGATGCTGCATTTAGTAATTGTACTTCATTAACGACAGTAGCACTACATCCAACAATAACTATAATTCCACCAAATTGTTTTAGTGGTTGTACTTCATTAACGACAATAAATATTCCAACATCATTGACAATTGTAGGTGCTTACGCATTATATCAAGTTCCAGCTGCTATGACATTAAAACCTACAAATACGATAACAGTTGGAGGTAGTGCGTTTGAAGGGTGTACAGGATTAACTGAAGTAGAGGGAACATTTAATTATGTTGACAATTATAGCTTGGCTAGTTGTACAGAATTAAAGAAGGTAAAAATAAAAATTCTATCTAGTGTGGGGGCTTATGCTATTGCTTATTGTGCCAAAATAAACGATATAGATATATCACAATCAACAATAACAAGTGTTGCAAGTAGTGGTTTTAGGAATATTGGAGTTAGTAGATCTGATCCAAGCTCTAATATTTTAACACTAGATTTTAGAAATAGTACATTTACAACTACTTCACAATATTTATTTGGTGGTACTTCTTCAGGTACAACTACACAATATATTAGGGCATTATACCCTACAACATTGACAGGAACATTACCAAATTATGCGTTTAGATATACAAACCATTGTATAGTATATTTTTCAACAGCAACACCACCAAATGCAAACGGAACAAATACTTGGGCAAACTTTAACAATCCTACAATTTTTGTGCCTTATGACAGCATTAACGCATATAAAACAAAGTCAAATTGGACTACACAAGCAAATTACATCTATGGTTGGGCTGCAGAAAACACATTCCAATTAAATGATACATTACCTTCAACAAATGCAGAAGGCAAGACATTAACTTGGTATAGTGATGAAGCTATGACAAACCAAGTAACAACTGTATCAGATCCAACTCAAATATATTACTGTACAGCTTCAGCATAAGGAGGAAAAACAAATGGCAATACAAACACAATATCCATATATAAACGATGAGGGTAGAACATATTCAAATCTTATAAGAACATACTCGGACAATAACAAGATGATACTTCAAGTTGAAACAGGAGATGAATACGAGGATGCAGTAGATATTTATCCAACACAATTTACATATACCGAAACAGATAAAGATATACCTCAATATGAGGATGATGAAAACGAATAAACTGTGCAAGATTTTTGCACGAAAAGACAAAAAATAGTCGATTTACGAGAGTTTTTCTCGTATCACGCAAATAAAATTAACATTTACAGGAAAATAAACAAACAAACAGGAGGAAACAAACAATGAGCAAACAACACACATTAGACATTTTAGTACCACAATACAAAGAGACAGATGCAATTATTAAACCTTTATTAGATAGCATAGCAATCCAACACAATGCTAACTTCCAAGAGATAGGAGTAATAATTGTCAACGATGGAACAGATGTAAGATTATCAAAAGAGTTTTTAGCATCCTATCCATTCGACATCAAGTACATACTCAACGAGCATAAGGGAGTATCTGGTACAAGACAAAAAGCATTAGATAGCAGTAAGGCAAAGTATGTAATGTTCTGTGATGCCGATGATATGTTCTATTCGGTCAATGCTATGGACATTATATTTAGAGAGATCAATAGAGAGGGTGGATTCAAGACACTAGCTTCCGTATTTATGGAGGAAGGCAAAGACACAAAGAATCCAAACCAAACAGCATACGGAACTAGAGGAGACATTCAAAGACAGGGTGCTCCAGATATGGTGTTCGTACATGGCAAAGTCCATAACAGAAAGTTCTTGGTTAAGAATAATTTAAGATGGAACGAAAACCTAACGATACACGAGGATAGTTACTTCCACATTCTAGTTCAAGCTGTAGCAGGAGGAATCAGATATGTTCCAACTCCATTCTATCTCTGGTGTTGGAGAGATGATAGTGTATGTAGACACGATGGGGACAAGTATATCTTAAAGACATACAACAACCTAATCGATTCTAACTCTGCACTCATTAGAGAATTGCAAAGAAGGGATATGAACTTCGATGCACAAAGATATTGTATAAAAATGGTTTTAGATGGATACCAAACACTCAACAAAAAGGAGTGGATAGACCAAGAAAACCAAGAATATAGAAAGGCAGTAGAGGAAAGATATAAAGAGTATTGGAGAGAGTTCAAAGATTTATACTATGCCGACTATATGAAACCAGAGGAAAAGAACTTAATCTATGCAGGAATTAAGCAAAGATTTATGACAGAAGGAGTATTAGATGAGCAGATCACACTTAAAGATTGGCTCGCAAGTATAGATAAATAAGCATAAGGAGAGACATTATGAAAATAGTTTATGAAGTAAAGAATAGTTATGGTGCAATTAAAGATGATTGTAAGTCATTTGTTCTTGGATCAGAGGATTTAATTGTTAAGGTTGAAGGAGTACAAATCGAAAAGTGCTTTGTATATCTTGAGAACGGAAACAAGCAAGTCAAGTTATCCATTGAAAAGTTGGATGAGTTTGTTGTTCCTGCTGAAGTATTAGTTGCAGGAGAACTCAAACTAAAGGTAGTCCAATTCGCAAGAACAAAGGTTAAGACAATCAACCTAGAGCCAATAACACTTGTAAGCACAGATGAAGGTTTTGCAGGACATTCTGCATTTGATGACCTTAAAGCAAGAGTAGAAGTATTGGAGAATAAGGTAGCAGAATTAGAGCCATTACTAAAGCAAATGTCAGACCTTTATAACGCATTAGAACAATAAGTGTATAAAATATACAGTTTGATATTATGTGCGTACACGCATGATATATACAATAAAATAAGTAAAGGAAGTAGCTCCCGTTGATTTGTACGAATTGGCACGAGTGAAAAGAATCAAAATGACAGTAGAAAAGATTGTCGAGTATGTAACAATATTCCTATCTAGTGGACTTGGTGCAACTATTTTAGGACTAGTAATTCGTAGTATTGCTTTAGCAGTTGCAAACACCAAAGCAAAGAAATACTCCAAACTCACAGAGGATGATAAAAATGCTATCGCAAAGAAGGTTGAGGATGACCTTTTTAATCGCATACAGGGAACACTTACTCTTGATGCAGATGCAATAGTCGATAAAGCAACCAACTCTCGTTTAAGTGCTCTTGAGGACTCTTACAACGATATTGCAAAGGCAGTAAACTTAACAACTGAATATGCAAGAGCAACAATGAATGCAGTTGGAGACTTCAAGACAATATCAGAGGATAGCAGATCCATTATCAAGAAGTTATTAAGTGAGGATGTTGCAAAGGTTGATGAAGTTCAACCAGAACAAGTTGCAGCTATCAAAATCGAAACCAAAGATACAAAACCACAAGTAGTTGAGGAAAAAGCAGTATCCAAAATCTCTTACTAATTATAAGGAGGTGGTGGTATGAAAAAGAATATACCTTCAATCATCCTTACAGTAATTGAGTATTTGGTACTAATTGCTCCAACAACAGGATATGCAATCTATTGCTATGAGGACACATTACAATACACAATGTCTGCAACAAGCAAAGGCACATTCTGGGCATTAGTTTCATTGGCAATACTTGTAGCTGTATTATATGGCATCTTTAGAAAGAAGTACGAAAGATATGTCGATGGATATGTCCAACAAAAAACAGACTTGGAAACAGATCCAAACAACGAACTCTTAATAAAGAAGGTTGCTGAAAAGAAAAGCATTATAGAAACTTTTGACTACATCGTGGCATTATTCCCTTTGATGATAGCAATAACAGTTCTACACGCATTTGAGACAGCAATAGACCAACTTGTGATACTCCTAACAATTATCACAGGATCAATATTAGGAAAGGTTGCGACACATCTAGCTGCAATTCAAATTAGCAAACAAGCTATGATTAACAAGATTAGTGAATAGGTTTGTTAAGTACAAGATTTGCAAAAAAAATGCAAATTAACAGGTTAAGGAGATAAAAATGGAAACAAACAAAGAGGAACAAAGATTCGTGAGTTCCAATATTAAAATTAGCATCAATGTTATAATTGCGATGATTGTAACAATAGTATTCTTATTGTTGCAGTTCTTTGTATTAGATGATGTAATGGCGAAGGCGAGAGATCTTGCGTATTGGATTGGTAAGATTATTAGTGGACTTGCTACCTTTACGATTATGATCTCTCTTGCCAACACCACAGAGGAATCAAGAAAGAAAAGAGACAAAGAGTTCAATGGAAAACTCAACGCATTAGACTCACACTATACACAGGTGTTTGAACATGGCGAGATAGATAACTTGGAAGTATTCGTGCAAAATATGAATATTGCTACCAAGTACAATGTCTATATTGCCAAGATCAAAAGAAAAATAAAGCTAGTTCAAAAGTTCGAGAGAGGACAAGAACGAAAGAAAAGAGTTATCGAGGAACTAGAAAAGAAACTATTAAAAACTCCAGAGCAAGTATGGGAGGATGAAAAGGTAAGATATAACAAAGTTACAGTTGACCTTCTATTCTCTGGTGTATATGACATTGAAAAATCAGATAGAGAGAACGATTTGCATCTACATAGAGGAAAGTATGGAGTGCAAAAGCTAGGTTGGAAAATCGTGTCAATTATTGCATTTGGTTTTATGACAGCAGACCTAGTATATCACTTTAACAACTTCACAAGTGCGATGATAGTTCCACTCTTGATTAAGATAATAACAATCCTTATGGCTGCATATTCTGGTATCTGCTTTGGTTATTTTATGATGGATAAGGTTAAGGCAGTATTAAGAAAGAAGTTAAGGATATTAAGCAAGTTCAGAGTAAGACAGGATGCACAAGTCAAAGAGAAAGACTTATCCGTACAAATTATGGTAGACAACTATGTGGCAAAAGCATTCCAAAAGTATATGCCACCTGTACCAGAAAAGAAAGAAACAAACGAGCAACCAAAGGAACAAGAACAACCAAAAGAAAAACCTCCTATTATAGCACCAACGGAAACTCCGATAGTGGTTGATCCTCCAATCCCTTCCATAAATACAAGTCCATTATCGGAGCAACCTTTGGTAGCAACTGAATTAAGTACAACAGCTAGTTCAAGTGTAGTTCTCACAACACCACAGGAGAGTCAACCAGAACAAGCACCAGATCAACCTAAAGAGGAAAAGGTAGAGGAAAAGAAGGAAAGATTGAATCCTTTTCAACAAACCTATGCTGAAACCTTTGGAGAAGGCAAACCTGTAAAGATAGGAAAGTTCGGTGTAACACTTGCACAAAACTTATTGAAATACAATCCAGACCACAAGTAATCTCCTGTACATATAGTATCAACTGCCATTTTTGTTTGTTTTGATGGCTAGTGGTTTGGAAAGTATATAAAAGAGAGAGTGAAATATCTCTCTCTTATTTTATGCTATTTTTCTTGGGATCAAGATTGTAAAGTGGGTTTTATATATAGAGAGTTCGTAATTTAACTCGTATGGGCTGCCAGACACCGATTTTGCGAACTTCTCATTTTCTGGGATATTTGCTCCATTATTACTGTTATTACAATAAACAGTAATGACACGATTACTTACTATGACTTTGTCTACAATATTAAGCAATAGATCGTGTTTGAAATCTGGAGATGTATCTTGGATGGCGAGAAGTTTTTGCATATAATCTAGTATGTCCTGTGGTGTAACTTCCTTTTGATTTGCAAACTCTAGCTGCCTTTTTAACTCGGCAATCTCTTGTTCCAACTTGTGATATTTTTCTTTGCCTCTCTCCGTAACACCAAGTTGTACCATTGTGTCAAAGGTTTTGTCTGCTTCTAGTTCCTTCTTTTTAAGTTGGGATTTGAGTTCTTTTCTTGTGTTATCATCCAACTCTTTGGAAACTAACTCGGCTGTTTTATTTGCGATGTCAACGGAGTATTTACTTAAGTAGTAAATTATATTCTCAAAGATTGTATCCTCAAGATAGTCGGCATTTATCGGCTTAAAATGGCATTCCTTTGCATTGTTGCATTTGTAGTAGTAATATCTCTTGGTGTTTTTAGATGTTCCAGATGAAACTATCAAAGGACTTTGACAATGATAACAATACACCTTATTGGCAAGTGCAAGAACATCGGTGGACTTGACATAGGTTTTATTCCTTACTGCAACCTTATGCCTTTCTTGAGCTAAAAGGAATGTGCCTTCATCTATAATTGCAGGAATCACATTTTTAATCTCCTCCTCCTCATGATGCAAAGTGCCTGTGTATTTTTCATTAGAGAGAATCCTTCTAATCTTGTCATAATCTAGTGCAGGGTTATTAAGTTTGTGTTGGATCTGGGAGATAGACATACCACCAACATACATATTGAATATTTGTCTAACAGTATCAGCTTGATTCTCATTGATGATATATGCCTTCTTATCGTTTATATCGTAACCATAAGGTGGTTTGCCACCACAATATTGTCCATCTCTGCGTTTTAAGGCAAAAGTTCTCAAAACCTTTTGTGCGAGTTCAAGAGAGTAGTATTCATCGTATGCTTCCATAAGACCTTCCATAATGACACTTTCTGGTGCATCCGTAAAAGGTTGGGTTGCAGAGATCACACGAACTCCATTATCTTGGAGCTTCTTTTTATAGAACATAGCATCAAACCTGTTTCTTGCGAATCTATCCGTTTTATAGACAATAACTGCATCGAACATTCCTTTGGCAGAATCATCTATCATATCCATAAACCTTTTGCGACCTTTGGTAGAAGTTCCAGAGACAGCTCTATCAATATACTCTCCAACGATTTGTATGTTGTTATCCTTTGCAAACTTATAACACACATCTAATTGACCTTCAATAGATGTTTCGTGTTGGTTGTCAGAGGAGTATCTTGCCATAATAACAGCAGTTTTTATATCCTTTTGTTTTTTAATTGCCATTTAGAACTTCCTTTTAACTTCTCGTAGGATACCAAGAATAAAAGCATCTCCATTTTTGAATTGTTGAGGTGTTACAACTATTGGTTGGTATTTAGGGTTAATTGGTTGAAAGATACATACTCCATTAGATTGAGGTATGTATTTTTTTAATGTAGCATACTCTTTATCTAGGCAAACTGCAACGATCTGGTTTGGTTGTGCATAGTTTTGGCAACGAATAATTGCATAGCTACCATCCACGATGTCTGGATACATAGAATCGCCAACAACACGAAGTACAAAGTGGTTGCCATCTCCGTACTGTTTATCCTCGTAGATATATTCTCCTGTAGGGGATTGACTTGTGTTAATTGGTACTCCTGCTGAAATCTCTCCATATACAGGAAGGATGATTGGTTTTTCAAGTTCGTAAATATTGCCTAGTTTCTTTTGATCCAAACCAAGAATCTCATCTGTGGTGCATTTTAGAATCTCGGATAATTTGATAAGAGTTGCAGTAGATAAGTCGGTCTTGCCTGTTTCATACTTGTAATATTGGTTGTAAGAAACATCTAAAAGTTCTGCCATTCTCTCTTGAGTAATGTGCTTTTTCTTTCTTAATTCTTTTAATTTGTTCATAATATATCCCTTTAATAAGCAATTTATATATACATAATACTTTACAAAAACAAAAATTGTCAACATATTGTCAAGTTATTTAGACTATTCAACACATAAAAAAACAAAAACTATTAAAAAAAGTCAAAAAAAGTTGATAAAACCTCTTGCAAAACCTTGATTAAAAGTTTATACTATTATTAGATAAATTGATATTAGAAATCAATAAACCGAGAAAAAAAGTAAAGAAAAGGGAGATTAACAAAAATGGCAAAAAAATACAATATGGAAAATCCAATAGATTCAATGGCAGCATACTTCGATTGGTTAGAAGGTAAATTAACAGATAAAGAATATTACGACCTTTTTACTAATTGGATTAGTCCAATGGAAAAAGAACATGGAAAGGTAATCGAATCTATCGATGAAGCATACGGAACAAAAACTATTTACGATGATGGTTTCGTAGATTTTGTCAGCATAGGTGATTAAATAAAAAATACCAAGAAGGAGATTAGGTTATGGTAGAAAAAAACATTTATCAAAAACTCGCAAACATACGAGTAGCACTTCAAGAATCAAAGCTCAAAAAGAGTGGCAAAAACGGATTCGCAAACTTTGAGTATTTTACATTGGATGACTTCCTTCCAACACTCAACAACTTAATGGACAAGTACCAAGTTTTTAGTAACTTCTCAATCAATGGGGATGTTGCATCTTTGACATTCATCAATAGTGAGAAACCACAAGAACAAGTTACATTCACAAGTCCTGTTGCAGAAGCCGAAATCAAAGGATCAACACCAATTCAATGCTTGGGTGGAGTACACACATACTTAAAGAGATACTTATACCTCAACGCATTTGAAATTGTAGAAGGAGATGTCCTAGATGCTTTGGTAGGTACAGAGAAGTTAGTAGACAAGAAACCTGCACCAAAGAAAAACAGTTACACACAAAAGGACATCCAAGAGACAATCAAGAACGAGGATGCACCAAAGCAAGTAGGCAAATCTGTAGATGAAATCACGAACAAGCAACTCACACTTGAGGAAGCACAAAACTATGTAACAAACAGAGGAACAAGACTTGGAGATTTATCTGTAAACCAACTCGAATGGATAATCACAAACATTAAGAATAGTCCAAAGATGGTACAAGCTGCTCAAATTGTATTGGATGATTTAATGTTTCAAGATAATACAGATCCAAGTGGAGACCTTCCATTTTAAGAGGTAGCAAATGAAAACAACCTGCAAGTTTGAAAGAGCATTAAGAAGTGATAATGGTGTCTTTGAGGTAACCTTTAGCATCGGAGATATTAACATAATAAATCGACTTAAAGAACTCCAAAACGACACTTTATCACTTGAAATCGCAAAGAAACACAACAAGAGAAGTTTGAATGCTAATGCTTACTATTGGGTACTTGCAGATGAGATAGCAAAGGCAATAAGTGTAAGTGAATCCAGACCATACACAGCAACAGATGTATATAAGGAACACATAATGGATATAGGTGCATTCTACATGATTCCTGTCAAGCAAGATGCAGTAGAGAAGTTCACAGAGATATGGGAGAGCAAAGGCATCGGTTGGATATGTGAGGATTACAGGGAAAGCAACCTAGATGGATACGAAGTTATGAAATGTTACTATGGATCATCTGACTACGATTCGGCACAAATGAATAGGTTAATAGAGTTAGCTATCGCAGATGCAAAGGAACTAGGCATAGAAACGATTACACCAAGCGAGGTGGCAGAACTAATAGCATTCTGGGGAGACAAATTGGAGAAACAAAATGGAAAGTAAAATAGCACACGATATATGCAAAGAGTTCGCAGATAAGGTACAGGGGTTAATCTTTGACATACTAGATAAGGAACTACCTGCATATAAGACACAAACAATGAAAGACTATGTAACAAACAATGCCAAAATTAAATATATCGAGACACTAGAAAAGATAAACGATATAGAACAAATACTCAAAGAGTTACAGGCATAAGGAGGAATATGGAAAGAGAAGTAAAGAGATTAAACACAAGTGTCTATCGCAAGATCAAGAAAATATCTCAAATGCAAATGTCAAAAGAATTAGGAGTAAGTAAAGCAACACTATCAAGTTGGGAAACAGGTAAGAGTCTACCAAACATAAACCAACTATACAGGATAAGTAAGATACTCGGAGTTCAAATGGAGGAGCTATTAGGATGGGAGTAGAGATTAAAGGATTAGACATTAACGAAGTAGCAAAGTTTTTAGCAAGATACTATATGAAAAATGCTCCGTATGAAACCACAAGCAAAGAGCGACCAAACTCAAAGGATGAAGTTAACATAGGAGCATCAAAAATTATAGCAAACACACACAACAAAGTAAAGAGCGACCAAACTCAAAGGAGATAAAAGATGGAGTGTAAAAAACCAGAAGTAGACAAGATGAGATATAAAGCAGTTCAAGTCTATAAATACCTAGAGCTACACAAAGACAGATATGTAACCAAGCAAGAGTTAAGTATCTTTATGGATGGAATGAACGAGAGAACGATTAGAGACATCATAAATTGGATACGAAACAAAAAGGTAATGATAATCTCAACATCAGCAAAGAAAGGATATAAGTTAGCAGATCCAAAGAATGCCGATGATATAGAGGAAGTCAAACATATGTGGGCAGAGGTAGATCATAGACAATTAGAACTAGAATCAATGAAAAAGTGTTGTAGCAAGTTCCTAAAGGATGTGGAAAGCAAACAGGAGGAACAAGCAAATGGCTGAATACAACAAAGATAAATATTATTGGTTAAAGCTCAAAAGAGACTTCTTCAAAAGACACGATATTAAGATTATAGAATCACAACCAAATGGTAAAGAATATGTATTGTTTTATCTGAAACTAATGGTAGAGAGCATAGATCACGATGGAGAGTTAAGATTTAGTCAACAAATACCATACGACCTCAATATGTTATCAGTAATCACAAACACAAATATAGATACAGTAAGACAGTCAGTTAAGTTATTAAACGAGTTAGGAATGATAGACATTTTAGATGACCAAACAATCTATATGACTGAAGTTAGAGGTTTAATTGGGATGCAAACAGTAGGAGCTGAAAAGAAGCAATTACAAAGACAAAAAGCAGAAGAAGAAAAAAGAGGAAGAGAAGGTGGAACTATTGTCCACCAAAGGTGGAACAATAGTCCACCAGAGATAGAGTTAGAGAAAGAGAAAGAGTTAGATATAGATATATCTCAAAAAGAGAGTGATAGAGAAAAAGATATTTATAAAAATGATTTCTTCGATGTAAACATTCCAACTCTACAAGAAATCCAAGAGTTTATTACCTTAAAGGATGTAGATATAGATGCAGAAAGATTTTATAACTACTATTCAGCTCGTGGATGGAAGATGGGCAATACACCGATAGAGGATTGGAGATATTTGATACTCGAGTGGGCAAGAAAGAAGTTAGCAAATGATAGATTAAAGGATCAACCTGAAGTCATTAAAACAAAGATAATTGAGCCACAATTCGAGGAAAGAAAATATACATCACAAGATATGGACAACCTTTTCAATGGAGATATATCTGCATTAAACATATCAGATGATGATATATAAGGGAGATAAGGTTATGAGTGAACAAGAATTAGAACAAATTAAAAACCTACAAGAGAAGGTTACAAAGGTCAAAGAAAGCAAAGTAGCTTATTACAAAAAACTAACTGAAAACTACCAAAATATATGTTTCGATTTAAGGTTAAGACTATTAGCAACAAGAGTCAAAGGCAAAGTAGATGCCTATGGAGAAGTCTTGGAAATGATACACACAATCTTAAAACCTTATGAGCCAACACCAGAGGAAGTACCAATGGATACAACAGGAGCAGAGAGCTTGGATGTGTTGTTAAAGTGAGGTGCGTATGAAAGGTTATAAAGATGAAGCTGTAGCAAAAGTAGAGAGTGATCTTAAAAGATGTAGGGAGTTGTCTGTTCTAATATCACAAGAGGAACAGGAAGTAAAAAAAATCAAAGAAGCATATAAGACTATCAAGAGTGTGGATGAACTGAACGAAATAGACATAGTAATCATTGAGGATTTAGTAATACCACACGAGAGCAAAATAACAAAATACAGTAAGGAAAGAGACAAGTTAATTAACAAGTATTTTTCAAAGATAGTAAAGCTCAAGCAAAGAGAGAAAGACATCATCTTGAGATATTACATAGACAACATCTGTACAAAGATTATAGCAAACGAAATCAAGATAGAACAAAGACAAGTAGTTTATTCAAAAAAGAAAGCATTAGAAAAATTAGCACAAGAATAAGGAGATTAGGTTATGGCAACATTATATGAAATTAACTATATGATAGAGCATCTTTTAGAAAGTGATTTAACACAGGATGATGAAGTAATAGATAAAAGCACAGGAGAGATAATAAGAGCTTGTGATTTAATAGACCAACTCGAAATGGACTTAAACACCAAACTAGAGAATGTAGGATGTTACATCAAGAACTTGGATTCAGACATTGAAGCATTAAAGAACGAGGAAAAGACACTCGCAGATAGAAGGAGAGTAAAGGAAAACCAACTTGAAAGATTAAAGAAGTATCTAGCTGACAACTTACAAGTAGCAGGAATGCAAAAGTTTGAGAGTCCAAGATGTGTATTGAGTTTTAGAAAGAGTGAGCAAGTAGTCATATCTGAAGGAGCTGACATACCAGAGGAGTTTATCATAAGAAAGGTTACTGAACAACCAGACAAGAAACTCTTAAAAGATGCAATTAAGCAGGGTTTTGAGTTTGATGGCATCTCTATAGTAGAGAACAAGAACTTACAGATCAAGTAGGAGATTAAATATGAACGAAGCATCAAAACAAAAAATATTATGGTATCTTAAAGGGTTTGCATCCAAAGATGAACATTTTGCATCAAAGTTCAATGAATCTCAAATGGAAGGTTGTTGCAGTTACATAATGAGACAAGCAAGAGAGATGGCAAATAACCAACAAAGTATATGTGTAGATGATGATACAGTTTTTGATTGGGCAAGACATTACTTCTTGGAGGAACTCTGGAGTGCCGAAGCACAAAAGATAGAAAAGCAAAGACAACAAACTGAAGCAATACAGTTAGAAAACAAAAAAAGATTAGATCAGAACAGACAAGAAAGATACCAAGAACAAACAGGACAGATGTCTTTATTCGATTTAGGAGTGTGAGATATGGGACATTTGATTAAAGATAGAAAAACATATTGGACTTATCTCAATGGCGAATTTGGAATAGTAACAGATGGAGAGATATATACCAAGAAACTAGACTTTGAAAGAAGGCATCTATACTTCAAATCGGTAGAGGGAAACATATACTGTTCTGGATTATTAGATTACAACTACATTAGTGGATACACAATGCTGCATTCTTCAGAAGCTAAAGGATATACGATAGATTGTTCTTGTAAATGTAGTGATTGGGCAAAAGGATTTATTGCAAATACCATAACAACCTATAACGAGATTAGAGAGATTGAGAACAACTGTAAAGAAGGAGTTAAGTATTTACTCGAGAAATGTATTGACAATGGAATAATGGGAAATAGCGACCTCTACGACATAATACGAGTATGGTATGAACATCCTGAAATGGAATTATTAGTAGCAAGTGGAAATTGGCGACTTGGAATGAATAAAAGTTTCTGGAAACTTACAGACAAAAAGAAGAAAGCAGTTGTTAGTTGGTTAAAGAATAATCCATCAGGAAAGACACTCGGTTATATCTTGGATGAAATCAATGGAAAAGACCACGCATTAAGAGAAGTAAGTGAGAGATACAAAGTGCCTTATGGAGTAACACAACATTACATAGATCATCTTACTTATATCGAAACAAATATGCTTCACGATTATTACAAAATGTGTAGAAGATTAAAGAAAAACCTTAAAGACAAGTATTGGTTAATGCCTAAAGACTTTTTGTTGAAACACAGCAAGTTGGTGGAAGAAATATACAAGATAGAACAAGCAAAGGCACAAGCAAGAATAAACGAGAAAAACGAGAAGCTAATTAAATTGGTTGAGAGCTTAAAGAAATATGACTTTGAACAAGATGGATATAGTGTATTCGTTGCACCAAATGTAGAAGAAATCATTTTACAAGCAACAACTCTCCACCAATGTCTTATGAGTTGTTCTTATGACCAGAAGATGATAGACAAAAACTGTATTCTAGTCTTTATCAGGAAAGAGAACAAACCAATAGCGACAATGGAGATTAACAAGAGCAAGAAGATAGGGCAATTCTATATGGATGAAAAAGACAGAGATAACTGCCTACCAACACCAGAGATTAGAGCATTAGGACAAAAGTGGTTAAATAACTACTTGGCAGCATAAGGAGGAATTATGTCAAAAGAAATAAAACAAACACAATTCACAAGAACAGATATTTTATATAAAATCACACCTCCAAGATTTGGAATTGAAACATTTGATAACGGATGTGGATGCTTGGATATGGTTTCAAAAATAATAGTGGATCATAAAAAGAAAATAACAAATGAAATATTGGAATCATTTTATAGATTAGCAGTAGCAGAAAATTATGAAATCTTTTTAATAGATGAGTCGGAGTTCAAAAGGTTTGTAGAGGAATGTCTACCAGAATGGATAAAAGGTCAAAAATCTCAACAAGTATTAGAGATATTAAGAAAAAACCTAGACCTAGAAATAATAGATGTTTGTAAGACATACGGAATCTATAAAGTACACATCGCAAACTTACACCAAGAATTAACAATAGATGAAAACGAGTTCAAGCTCGTGAAGGAGTGGATAGAAAATGGCAAAAAAGGAATATGATCCAAAAGAGAATTGGAAAGAAAGAAGCAGTACAAGTGTAGTAGTAATCATCCTTACAATAGTATCAATCGTGCTATTTACAGTTGGAGCATCAATGCTGTTTGGTTGGGTATCCAATAAAGAGATGGAGGAAAGACTCAATGCAGATGAAGTAAAAGTGGTTGTAGCTGTAAGAGAACATTATGGACTACAAGCAAATGATACCGATAAGTGTGTGAAACTAAAGTCGGTAGATGACAAGAAGTATTATGTGGTAGTGGCATCTGAAAGGATATTCAGAGTCGAGAGCTACGATGAAAACGATTACCATGTCTACAATGTGGAGGAAGTAGGAAATGAGAACAGTATATAATCCATTACTAATCTTGAGGTTAATCAAGAAAGTAGCAAGAATCAAGATACATCAGCAGGATGGTTTCTATTGGTTGCAAATTGGAGATGATCCAATGTTGGGTATCACAAGAGAGGAATACGAGCATTTGGAGGAGTGGTTGAATGGATAAGGATAAGTTCGATGAAATATATAGAGAATTAAAATTAGGTTTATATCGTGAGAAACAATTAGAAACCGAGATATTAATCAAACAACACGAGTTAGAAGAAATAAGAGAACAAAAGACAAAACTCATAATAGCAATAGCAAACAAAGACTTATATCAAAGACTTTTTGGGAGGATACCAGAATGACAAGTAAAGAAGCATTAGAAAGAATTACACAATCACATTATATTGCTATGTCTTGTTTGGGAATAGAAAAACCAGATATAGAAACAGAAAAAGCAATAGACATTATTGCAAAAGATTTAAAAGTATTAGAAATAATCAAAAAGCATACTCATTCTATGGAAGTTACAATGCCTGACAACGAAATAAAAGTTTTAGGTTGGGCGATACCAAAAGGCAGCTTGAATGAAAAAGAGATTAAAATAATTAAGGAGTGGATGGAAGGAGTGGATAGAAAATGGAATTAACGACAAATAAATGTATTGGTTGTATATATTACACAAAAATAAATACCTACACAACATCTCCATCTACAACACGAGATGAGTTAGTTGAAAAATATGGTGAATATTATACCTGTTCTAAACCTTATACTGTAAAGTGTCCAAGAGAAAGTGGTTGTGTTGCAGAAAAATCATCCGTATCA